TAATTATAATAGTTTTAAAGTTATAAATAACTTATTAACTGAAAAAAAGAATGCGATTCAACGTAATCGATATTCTAAATCAAACCCATTTGCCAAATATCATGATCAAGAAACATTAACTTATTTAGAATCATTTTATAATATTCTACAAAATATGGATGAACGATTAAAAAAACTAGAGAGTAAATAAAAATTATTTAAAGAAGTATATTATTATAAGTAAATGTCAAAAATTGTTCCGTATATTGAATGGAAAGATACAGTTGCGTTTGTACCACCAATCACAGAAGGACAAGTAATCAAAGTATATGATGGTGATACAATTACAATCGCATCTACATTACCAATAGTAAATAGTCCGTTATATCGTTTTTCTGTCAGATTATCTGGAATAGATAGTGCCGAAATAAAAAGTAAAAATAATAATGAAAAAGATTTGGCGAAGATAGCAAGAGATAAGTTATCAGAAATGATATTACATAAAACAGTTACACTAAAAAATATTTCGACAGAAAAATATGGACGCATATTGGCGCATGTATATTTAGATGATTTGTGTATAAATAATTGGATGTTATATGAAGGATATGCGGTTGAATATAATGGTGGAACAAAATCAACTTCTTGGACAGAAAACGTATAAGTAATATATTTTATTTTATTCAATTAAGAATAAAATAAAAAGAAAGAATAATTATTTATATATATCCAACGTTCTAGCGCTAGCGTCTGTTGCGTTTACCCATTTCGGCATCCAAAAATATGGAACAAGTTTTTCGGTATTTGGATAATATTGTTCATAAATATATCTATAATATTGTTTTTCTAGAGTATCAGGATTATTATGTTCATACAAAATAGGAATATTATTCATATCAGAAATATATTCTTGAATAATTTGATACAAAGAACGAGATTTCTTACTAACACCATCACTAAACGCTTCTTTTTTTCTCCACAAAATTTCATCGGGAAGAACATGTCTATTACCTATTTTTCTGTCAAATGAAGATCTTAACAAAAATTTTTCACATTGATTACTAAATTTATGAAATCGAGTTGTTGGATGAAGACTTAAATAGTATTGAACAAATGTTTTATCCAAAAAGGGTGTTCTTGGTTCTAATCCATTACTTGAAATAGATTTATCAGAACGTAGTACATCAAATTTATGAATATCTGTCAATAATCTTCTTGTTTCAAAATCAAAATCCAATGAATTATCTGTATAATTCATATATAAATATCCACCGCATAATTCATCCGCTCCATCTCCATTAAAAATAACTTTGGCTTCACTATGTTCACTAATATATTTCGCTATTAAATAATTTCCAATCGACGCTCTGACTGTAGTTGTGTCATAACTTTCAATCGCATATATTACTTCTGGGATAGCGTCCAAAAAATCTTGTTCTGTCAAAATAACCTCTGTATGCTTGGTTCCAAGAAATTCCGCAACTATCTTAGCGTACTTTAGATCTTCTGAATCTTGTAATCCAATACTATATGTTTCCAAAACAGTTCCTTTTTTCATATAATGATGAACTAAAGAAGTAATTAGACTACTATCAAGTCCACCTGATAATAAACAAGCAATAGGTCTCTCGGTACTCAAAACTCTTTTTTTGACAGAAGAACAAAGTAAATCATATATAATCTAATTTAATATAAGGGTAAATATTAACATAACCAATAGAATGATATCTTCTATTTTCAATAACAGGAGACCATTTAGGAGAAACAGTTGTAGGTAAAGAAAATATACTATATGTTCCTGGTTCAAAATGTATAATTTCATGAGAAGAAGTTTCTTTATGTAAATCAATTAATACTTTGATCTCAGATGCGAATCCATAAATATTATTATTTTTAGGTTTCAAATAATACAAAGGTCGAACTCCATACGGATCTCTAGCGATATATATTCTTGAATCTTCATTTGTCAATCTAGAATCACATAAAATAAAAGAAAAAACTCCATCCAATAATTGAAGAGTATATTCAATTCCAAATTTTTCATATAAATGAATAATAACTTCACAATCAGATTCCGATTTTGGAATAATAGATAATAATGAATATAATTCAACATAATTATAAATTTCTCCATTACAAATTAATGTAATATCATTTATCGTAATCGGTTGATTTGATTTTTGATTTAATCCATTAATAGCTAATCGATGAAAACCAAAATCACACAAAATATTTACTTTTGTTAATTGCGAATTTTCTGGACCTCTTGATTTCCCTTTTTGAAAAGATTTATTAACAAAATCAGCATCAAATACATCATTGTTTAATAAAGAAAAAATTCCACACATAATAGTAAATATCAATATAACTTTTTAAATTATTATGTAATTATATATGACTTCATCATGCTTACCTAATTCGAAACAACAACGAGAGACCAACGATAGAATATATGACAGAAATTTACCATCCCAACCATTACAACCATATTTAAATGTAAGACCTGTTATGACAAAATATTCTAGATTACCTATTGTAGATCCAAGAAGCGCCATTTCTGTCAAAATGAACCAATTACCAACTTATAATATTCATCAAACTTTTAATCCAGGAGATAGATCGGGTCCATGGTCTGGTTACGCAAGTCAAGTGAATACAGAATCACAATTAAGGAATCAAGTATACGCTCTACAAAGTTGTGATCAAGCTATATATGTACCAAATAGTTCAAGTGATTTATATAATAATTATACTTTTCAACCAACTCATCATTACCAACAACATGAATTATTATTTAAAAATGAAAAATTCGATAATTTTAATTCAAATCCAGAAAATTTAGGAAAACTAACATTTAATAATTGTACACGCCAACAAGTGAAAGACATGACTGGAAAACAACATTGTAAACAAAAATAATTATAATAGTATGGAAGAAGAAAACTCATTTGATCAAATGACAGAAATGACAATTGGGTATTTAACTAATAAAAAAATATATGAAAAAATATGTAATCATCCTTTATTAATTCAATCATATAATAAAGATAAAAAATTTTATAAAAAGCGCATTCATAACCTACATAGAAATTTAATGAATAATAACCAAATATATCCCGATTTTGTACAAAAAGCGTTTGACAATTATATGAAATTGTCTATTGAATATTTTAAAATGATTGATCATACAGATATTATTCAAGAAGATTATATTGGATTACAATTATTAGAAGAAGAGATACCAGATGATCCAGAAGAACAAGAATTGACAGAAACATATAACGAACCATATAAAAGTTTATATATGAATACTCCTCAAACTATTCCAACTCTTGATAATTTTGTTAAAATTATCAAAAAGACAGAAGATAAGAACCCTATGTACATTCCTCAGCAAAAAGAAATAAATTTAAACAATCCAGAATTGAAAACAAAAGGAATATTTTATACGTAATATTATGAAAACATTTAAATATAGAAAGAAAAAATATAACAGTATCTTAAAATCAAAGAATTTATCATTTAATAAAAAATATAATAAATTAATAAAATTAAGTTGTAGTCCTCATTCTAGAAGAAAACATAATAAAAATTATACTTGTTTATCAGACGATGTTTTATTTCAATTAAAAGAAATGTGGAATCATCGACATCCAGACGCTATTATTTCTTCTAAAAATCCATTTGATATTTGGAACGCTTTACAATTTTATATGAGTAATGTTTGTAATAAAGAATCATGTTGGTTAAAACAAGGATTTACAAATGGTAAAATGTTAAAAGAAATAGAAAAATCTTTCGCACCTAAATCCCCAGATAGTTGGAAAGTCAATCCAAATGAATGGTTAAGTAGTGTAGATATTATGAATGTCATGAAACAATATGAAGAATCATATTCATGTTTTAATTTTATCGGACCATCTCCTATTGATTATGATACTCATCATATAAATGGAGAATGTGTTTGGCAAGAATTATGTGAATTTGATTTGAAAAATGAAATAAAAAATGGTATCACTAAAATTGGTATTATTTTTAATTTAGATCCTCATTATAAATCAGGAAGTCATTGGGTTTCTTTATTTATTAATATTAAAAATTCTGATATTTTTTATTTTGATAGCGCCGGCGAACATATTCCTAAACAAATAAAAAAATTAGTAGATAATATTACAAATCAAGGTAAGACGTTACAAAAACCAATTCATTTTAATTTTGATCAAAATCATCCTGTCGAACATCAAATGGAAAATACTGAATGTGGAGTTTATAGTTTATTCTTTATTATTTATATGTTAGAAGATGCGATTAATGGGAAGCATTTGAAGAAAAAAATATATCGAGATAAATATATTGAAGGGTATAGAAATGTATTTTTTAATAAAGATTTATAATTATTCCGCATTATGAATATTTCTATAAAATACAATAAATAATATTAGAAATAATGAATAACTTATTTGTTTTATTTTATTATATTTTTTGTAATAAACTAAATCTATCATTTTTGTTTTGTTTTCTGT